AGATTTTTAATAAATCAAGCAATCAATAACTCCAAGTCCTATCATCAATCTGCTTATTGGCGTGCGGATCGACAAAAGAACATTGGGAAACCAGCAGATACCGCAGGCAGTCGATGGGATCCTTGCTTGCTTCGTCTTTGCCGCCTTTGGCTGTATATTCTTGCAAGGAGTAGATGAGATTCTGGCAGCGTTCGCTGATGTAAATCTTGGGCGCGTTGAGAGATGAGATGGGTTTGCTTTCGTCGTAGGAAAACAAGCCATTGATAAGCTGGATGCCGTTCTCGATTTCAACGCCAGGGGCGGGCAGAAAAATCATACCGGCATCGTCAAGCTCGCTGATGATAGTGGTAGCTCCATCGGCAGATTGTTTCTCGGCAGCACCTAGGCGTGGGTCAATAAACCGCTCAAAGATAGTTTCCCCTTCCTCGCAATGTTTCATCAATTCGACGTAATCGTTGATGCCTCTCTTGGAGCCTTTTTGGGCTGGGCCTGCTTTGCCCTCGGGTCCGGTTCCAGGCAATGCCCAATCGTCGTAGTCGGGCCACTCGCGGTAAACCCACCACGTCCCTGCGGCATCAATCGCTGCCCAGATCATAAACCAATTCTTGGAGCCAGCGGGATCCAGCACCATGTAACGGGTGACATTGTAATCCACGTTGTTAGTCCACGGCAGTTTTTCGTGGGGAATGACGTTAACCTCTTTGTTAAAGCCAGGGAACACGCTGGTCATGCTCTTGGTCGGCACGCCATAAGCGCGGGCAAACACTTCATCCTTGGAGCGACCTAGCAGTTTGTTTCTAAAATCTGAGGTATCGATGAAACTATTATCTTCTGTCCAAAAGTAATAGATGATGGTTCCAGGGCGCGACAACGATTCTTGAACTACGGGAAGATCGCGGCCTACCAACGGAGCAAAGCGTTTCTCCAGTGTGCGAGTCTTGCCAAGGATGTCCTGCACCAAGGGTGTCCAGCCAGTAAGCGTGGTAAACGTCAGGAGAATGCGCCCGTGGTAGTCGGTAGTGCGGTATTGCAACGTCTCAAACATCTTCTGCGGACATTCCTCGTCGCACCAAATCAGATGCGCTTTAAAGCCTTCAGCTACTTGGGCATCCGCTTGGTAGCTACGGTAGTTGCTAAACTTAATGCTGCCCCCGCGCCGAAATCCATTAACGGGTGGGAGGATGCAGATGTTGTCGGTAAAGCCGTTCTTCTGGGAGTACTGGACGCTGTGGTTAAGCCCCTTCTTGGTTGGCAAGTTGCGGATGCCATCAGGCAAGGCGTCCCAGATCATACGCTGCTGATCCTCAATAGACCTGTCCTCGTTAACGTGATAGGCGCGGACTTCGGCACCAGGGATTGTCCCTGCCGCCCAGACGCACAGACGGGAGGCAATCATACTTTTGGAACTGCGGTTGCCACCAAGGATAACGTGGTTGGTGTACTTGTTCCAGTTTTTCATCATGGTCTGCCATGACGGGAGGATCCAACCTGCACCTACCGGATTCATCAAAGCGTCGTGATTGCGTTGTTCACGGAACGTCAAGTACTCGGCAAGCTTCTCTTTAGGCCAACTCATCAAAACAGAATCAGGTGGGTTAGAAACCCACGGGATTCCAAAGTCAGGTTTAAAATCATCGCAGTAATGAACATCGCCAAGTGCCATAAGATTACTTCTTTTTCTTTTTTGCTTTTGCCAAGATTCCGTAAGCTAAGTGAATTAACTCCAATTGGTACCAAGTAATAATGCCTTGGCCATCAATGTTGATACCTTTGGCTTCTGCACTGATTGACAGGCGGGCGTATTCCCTTGCGCCCTCAATGTCTGGTTCGACTAACCATTCGTTAATTTTGGTGCGGGTGATCATTGGGCAGGGTGAGGACGGTTTCCTGCAATAGCCAATGATTGTTTTTATCAGCACATCAGGTATTAGAACGTCTAATAACCCTGTCTCATGTCAATTTTTAGCTCCAAACCAGCAATGATTATTGCACGTTCATTACATGGCTACTAAACGAATCCTTATCGGAACTCCTCTCAAGGGAGACATTCCTAAATCCTATTTTCGGACCAGCCTAGTTATGGCGTCCGCCAAGATTCCTGATGTCAAACTAGATTGGATCTTGCTGGATGGTCCTGCGGTCCAGATTGCTCGCAACGAAATTGCAGCCTACGCCATCGAGAACAACTTTGATGAGGTCATCTTCTGGGACAAGGATGTCCTGGCGCAACGCAACGGGGCTGATGTCACGGACAGTGCGTTAATGCGGCTGATCGGGCATGACAAAGATATTGTCACGTCGGTCTACGCCTCTCGGTCGTTGGATACGCATTGGCACGTTACGCCGTTACCTGATGAGGTGGCCAATGAGGAAGGATTGCAGAAAGTAGAACGCGCAAGCATCGGCTTTTCTAAAATCAAGGTAGGCGTGTTCAAAGCTATTGCTTACGACAATCCAGATCGGGTGGCTATGCTGTTTGATCCTAACCGTGCGCCACGCTCTATTCCTGAACTGTTCCCTATGGAACTCCAAGGGCGCAACATTCCCAGCTATCGTTTGCAGCAAATCAAGAATGCCCTGACTGAGTGCAAGAATGATGATAAGTTGCGGATGCGGATTGAGCGTGAACTGTCTGTGCGCTACGACGAACCCAATGCCTACCTGTCGGAGGACTATGGGTTCTGCAAGCTGGCGCGGGAATCTGGCTACGACATCTGGATGGATACCCTGATGGTGCTAGGCCATGAGTCCAGAGTAACGCTGCCCATTGAAACGCCCAAGCTCATGGAAATGCTGTCAGAGCCTTGGCGCAAAGAGGAATTGGCCGTAATCAAAACTCAACTGATTAAACAAAACCAAGAGGCCAAGGAAAAGAATAACAACAACCGCAACTAATTAACCTTAATTAAGCAAATCCATAATTAAAGATGAATGCTGACTACAAAGTAATTACTCCTGAACAACGGTGGCACGCTGGCCGTCAAGCAGAAGCGTTCTTTGGCTTGCTGGATACCTACAACAAACTTGCAGAAGACCATCTGAAGCTACAGGAAGAAGTAAAGAAACTCCGCAAGGCCATCAAGACAGGCAAGCCCGCCTAGTCTTTAACGGCCCCTGTCTTCTTGCTGATCTTAGCATCGATGTCATTGCAGTTACCAATGTCCACGGGGGCTGACTGAATCGTCGGCACGCCCGTCTTGCCACTCAAGCGGGCGACAATCTCCTCCTTGCTCAGAGAGCCATAGTTGTTAACTTGGATGTTAACATTGGCACCTTGCGTAGCGTTCAGACCGGCAATGCGTTGCCGTTTGTCAATGGCTACCGCCAGGTTAAACCCCAGCGTCTGCAAGGGTGTGTCGTCTACTGTCTCCAGCATCCGGTCCACAATCTTATCCGCCAAGGTATCCAGTTTGCCTATGAGTCTTTGATTAAATTCTTCCACGGTAATTCCTACAATACGTTGCAACACCCTGCGATCATCAACCGTCACATCACCCAGAGAGGGATGCTTCTTCAAGCCCAATCCTCTCCCGTCCAACGTAGCCATTGCCACAGAATTGATCAACCTCTGCGGGCTGTAAGTCGCCTTGCCATGCTTGCCATCAACTTTGACTCCTTTAGCCATAAGTCTTACGGAGCAAGGCCGTTAGCCCATTGCGCCGCTTCCTCCCTGATCCTTAGGATGTAATCCTCCGCTGACTCAGGCTTCCTCGGAAACACCGTATCCTGCTTTAGGAACTGCGGCAGCACATGGCTGGTGTCCTTGGCGTCTGTTGCCGCCGCGGCTACAGCCACAGGCTCACGCTCAGGCGCAGCTACAACCTCTGCCACTGGTTCCGCCTCCATACCTTCATTCACATCCATCCGCCTTACCACCATATACTCCGCATCTGTGTCATCCCCACTCACCCACATCCGCCTCACCCACACCCGCTCTCCCCTTACCAGCCCATTCCTCCACTGCCAGTTCCCCACCTTAGTCCACCCTTCGCCCCCTCCCTCCCTCCTCATCCGCAGCTCATTGTACTGCTTGTTACGGCAAACCTTCCCCACAATCGCTTCTCCTTCTTCTACCCATCTCGACTCCCCCCAACTACTAGCATAAGCAGTTTTTTCCGCCCCTATATCTGCTTGACCAAAACCCCCATTCCCCTCCGACTCCCCGTCAGGGGAGTGAAGCTCTTGTGCCGTCTCTTGTGCCGCACAACTACCACCACTGGCAACTGCCCCTTCTGCCAAGGCTATAGCTCCTGCCACTTCCCTAATAGCCGCTACTCCCAACGTCAGCTTTCCTCCTGACTGCAAAATTCGTACCTCTTGGGTGGATTTATAGTTATAATTATCCCCGCCGCCGTC